TCATAATCATAAAAATAACTACTATAATCACCTAAATAGTTTGAACTCCACGTAAGATGAGAATTATATGCATTTATATTTATACCAAACATTGTAAAATAAATAGAATGAATTTCTGGATTTTTTATTCCTATATTTTTTATATCTATCTTAAATTTTTTATCCCAAAGATTAGAAAAATAATAAGGTAAAAATATATTGTAATTATTATTTTTACAACAATTAATTGAATCAGTTGTTACTGAAAATAAATGATGATTTTCAATATATGTTTTCCATGTATTATTTTTATCAATAAACATTTGAATATTTACATATTGACTATTATTTATATTGTTCCACTGTAGATTTAATGTATTTCCAGGAAAATAAATACTATTATTTTGAGGAATAATAATATTTGACATAGATAGTAAAAATATTGATGACAATAACATTTATACATATATTCGTATGTCTTTCTTTATATAATTTAACTATTTTTTAATTGCTGTCTTGTATGATTGTTAAAAAATTTAGAACTTATATCTGTTTTAATTCCACCACTCGTTTTAAATGTTTCTATAGAGAGATCGGTATTATAGCTTTCTAAATACAAATCACTATTTGAATTAGGAACATACGAATTAAAAATATTAGAATCACTTTCTAAATGTTTATCTATATTTTTTAGTTCACTATCGACGTCAATATTAGATGCATATTTAACATAAATATTTTTAGAATCATTTCCAGGAATAAAAACTTCTTCCTTTAAACACTCAATTCTTTCGGTATTATTTTGTTTAATTGGCACAGGCATTGTTATTCTTGTATTAACACTTCTAAATGATAATGGTAATGTCAAATTTGTTGATGGATTATTTCTAGAATAAATACGTTTATTTAAGTCTTCCGTTCTTGAAAATTGAGTAAAATAAGTTTTGTATTTACTTAACATATTATATTATATAGAGATATAATTTAGAAAATATACTTATAATTCTAATATAAAGTATGTGCGGGATATATTGGTTATTACACACCAAAAACTTTACAGAATATACTGATAATAATATAAAAAAACATTTTGAAAAAGGATCGGGCAGAGGACCAGATTATTCTGTATTAAAACAAAAATATAATAGTTATATTGGGTTTCATAGATTATCAATTAATGATCTAACAGAAAAAGGCAATCAACCTTTTGAAATTAATTCTTGTGTATTAGTATGTAACGGAGAAATATATAATCATAAAGAACTTATTGATGAATATAACTTAGATGTTAAAAGTGAATCTGACTGTGAAGTTATTATTCATCTGTATAAAAAGTTTGGAATATCAAAAACTATAAATTTACTTGATGGTGTTTTTGCATTTGTATTATATGATATTGAACAACAAACATTAATGGTTGCTAGAGATTTTTTTGGTGTAAGACCTTTATTTATATCTCACAATGATGAAACACTAGAAATATCATCTGAATTAAAAATGTGTTCGATTGATCAAAGTAAATGTATACAATTTAATCCAGGGAAATGTATGATTTTTAATATTGTTGATAGTAAAATATTAAAAACATCGTGTTTTAGTTATTACAACTTAAATTTAAAAACTCCTATTACAAAAAATATATATCAAAAGGTTTATGAATATTTAAATGAATCAGTTAAAAAACGGGTAGATAATACTGAAAGACCACTTGGTTGTTTGTTATCTGGTGGATTGGATAGTAGTATTATTGCATCTCTCGTTAAAAAAAATTTAAATCATAACCAAAATTTAAAAACATTTTCTATTGGTTTAGAAAATTCAGTTGATATTCATTTTAGTAGAATAATGGCTAAATATCTAGATAGTGACCACAGTGAATTTATTGTAACTGAAGAAGAAATGTTAAGTTGCATTCCGGAAGTAATACATACGATCGAATCGTATGACACAACAACTGTTAGGGCAAGTGTTGGAAACTGGTTGGTAGGTAAAAAGATAAAAGAAACAAGCGATTGTAAAGTCATATTTAATGGAGATGGTGCAGATGAAGTTGCAGGTGGATATCTCTATTTTAGAGAAGCTCCAAACAATGAAGAATTTGATTTAGAATGCAAACGTTTATTAAGTCATATTCATTATTTTGATGTACTGCGTTCAGATAGATGTGTATCTTGTCATGGGTTGGAAGCAAGAACACCATTTCTAGATAGATCATTTGTTGAAATGTATCTTAGAATTAATATGGATGAAAGAGTATCTAAAAATAAACAAGATAAACATATATTTAGAAAAACATTTAAAGATATATTGCCCCAAGAAATACTTGAAAGAAAAAAAGAAGCATTTAGTGATGGTGTATCATCAAAGCAAAATTCATGGTATGAAATAATTCAAAAACATACAAAAAATAAAAAAATAATTAATTATAACAATAATAACCCAAAAACTCCTGAACAATCATACTATAGAAGTTTATTTTCGTTATATTATAAAAATTCTAGTCATATTATACCGTATTTTTGGATGCCTAAATTTATTGAGGCCGAAGATTCAAGTGCAAGAACCTTAAAAATATATGACTAATATATGAACGCAATTGTGTTTGACTATGATAAAACACTGGGATATTTTGAACAATTGCATAAAATATATATTTTATGCAATGATAAAATATCAATTAATTTATTATTATTGCTTTTTCCAAAAGTTTTTAGACCATATTTTTTTGAAATATTAAAATTTCTAATAAATAATAATAAAGACAATTATTCAATCATATTATACACAAATAATAATGGTCCAAGATATATATTAGATAGTGTTATCTATTACTTAGATAATAAATTTAATTGTAAAGTATTTGATCACATTATATATGGTTACAAAACTAGTGATGGAAAAATTGAAACTTGTAGACAAAATTCAAAAAAAAGATTTGATGATTTATTTCCATGTACTGGAAAAAAATTTAATAATGTATTATTTTTAGATGATAGTTTACATATTGATATGATAGATGAAAAGGTAGAATATTTACAAATTGAACCTTACTATTATTCGTGTGTTGATGAACTAAATAAGTTATCAAAGTTCCTAACAAAAAATGAACTACAATATTTAGAAAATATTTTAAAAAATGATAGTATTCCTAAATCTTGTAGCAATAATGAAAATGTTCAAATATTAAAAGCTATTGTTTTATTTGTTTCCAATTTAAAATAATGATGCATATGATCTAGCAGATCTGGCAGCTCTTGAACGTCTAGATCTTGAACGCCTAGATCTTGAACGGGCAGATCTTGAACGCCTAGATCTTGAACGCCTAAATCTTGAACGGGCAGCTTTTGAACGTCTAGATCTTGAACGGGGTGCTCTTGACCGTCTAGATCTTGAACGGGCCGCTCTTGAACGAGACCCTTTTGAACGTGAACGTGAACGTTTTCCTCCAACTAAAGTTGATAACATTATATTATTAATTTAGAAAAAAAATCGAAATACAAATATTGTTAAAATACATAAATAATAAAATATAAATACAAATATACTTATATATTTTCTATTTCTATTATTAATTTTAACTTCAATCATATTTAATACAGGATCAACAACATTTAAATCTCTTAAATGTTGATAATTTTTTAAAAGTTCATTTTCAATAATAGAAATAAAACAATTATTATAGTATTTATACAAAATACTAACAATAGTTACATAAATTAACGAAATTATAGCATATTTTTTTTGAAAAAATGATATTACAAATAAACACATACCAGGCAAATTAAAATGTATTGATTTAATTAATATTCCTAAATATAAATTATCTATCTTTAAATTATCTAATTTATCGTAAATTAGTTTTAAAAATTTTTCTTTTATCATTTAAATAATATGAACATAGATTTATTATTGAAAAATATAACAATTAATACTCCTTTTTATATTATTTTGATTATCTGTTTGTTTTTAATTTCTTCAATAAAAAATAAAAATTTTTATATTACTTTATTTTCTTTTATATTTGTAACTTTTATTGGATATGTTGTGCATATATTTTCACACATTATTGATTTTAGAATTCTACTGAATATAAAACATAATTTTATTCAAAATAAGTACTTTAAAAAATATTATAATATATTTGTTTCACTTATAGAATTACATAGTGTTACACACCACGAAAGTAAAAATAATAAATCAGGAATAAATATTGCTAAAGAAGCATGTAATAATTTATTGTTTCAGGGTGTTGGGTTATATTTAATTGCACTTATTATTAAAAAAATGGATATTAATATTTTTATATTATGGGCAATTTTATATACAACAATTCATCTGATTAATTATAATTTAGTTCCTTGCAAAGAGCATATAAACCATCATAAGGACCCAGATACAAACTATGGTATAGAAATTTATGATATATTATTTGATACAAAAAACAAAAATGATGAATCTGTTGAAAATTATAATCATTACTCAATTAATTTAATAATTCTTACTATCATTTATCTTATTTTCAGTAAATTTTCTCGTTAAAATATATAATGAAAAATTATAAAGGTGAAAATGTAAAAAAAAAGGTTTCAAAAAAAATGATAGATATATTAAAAATTGGTAAAAAGGATAAAAATTTAGGTTATACAGGATTGTGTGTACCAACTAATAAAATAAAAGAATTAACACATTATTTAGATACTTTAAATGAGTGTTATGACGAAAATAATTTAAAAATTACTCAATATATAAATACATATGATAAACAATTTAAATTTGTACTAAATGTATTATTTTATATTAGAGACAAAATATCTAACGAATTCGTTGAAAAAAATAGAAAAATAAATGAGACATATGAATTTGCAGAAAGTAAATATAATAAGTGTGAACCTAATAATACATTTGATTCTTTTGATAATTCATTAAAAATTATTCCATTTTTAAAAAATAATAATTCATACGAGAACATTTTATTTAATTTGTTAGTTTTTAACTGTCACATAAACTTAATATATTCGGGAGCATTACATCATAAAAATTGTTTGTTTAACCCGGATGTAGATGGAAATAATTATTACCTAGAAATTGATGAATTTAAAACAATTATGCTTGATTCAATTTCTATTAGAACAACTTTGATTTTTATTAGACTAATTCTTAATAACAAACTAAAAAGACAATCGACATTTTTAATTGATATTGAAAACTTTATTACAAAATCCAATCTTAATCTTAGATTTGAAAGGTACAACGATTATTTTATTAATTTTTTAACAACCGAAAAAAAATATTTTGGTTTATTATATAATTCAATCAATATACTAAATATTATTCCAATCGTTGTTAAGGTATTAATAAGAACATTTGAACATGAATTTTTAAAAAATACACCAGACAGTAAATTTATTTTACTAAAACAAACACTACATACTGATTTTCATAAAACATGGTTTACGGTTTTATCGTATATTGGTGGTATTTAAAATTATAATTTTAAATATTTTATAGCATCTAAAATAATTGTCTCGTCTGTTGTTAGTTTTTGGAATATAATTGCCTTTGAAAATGATACAGTAAATAACCTATTTCTTTGATTTTTACAAATAATTAATATATCTTTGTCTCCTTTTTTTATATTAATTATTATTCCTCCATTTTGAAGTTTCATTAAAAATTTTCCTTCTAAAGGAATATATCTTATATATCTTCCAACTGTTAAATTAGAAACATCTGGAGAAAATCTATATTCTTTTAAAATTTTAATTGTCTCTTTAACATTTGGGTAACTAATTTTCTGCAAAACATCGTTTATTTCGCTTCTTATCTCACCATAATTCGTATCAGAAAGATCAGATTCTTCTATAGATTTTAAAATATCGTTTATAAGATCCATATATCATACTTTCATACTTTTTCCAAGAAGTTTTTACAAAAATCGAAAATGGACATTTTGACAAAATGTCCAAATCTGAAAAGTGGAAAAAACTTTTGGAAAAAGTATGAAAGTGTGAAATTAAGACGTAAATGCTCTAAAATGTGTGTTTTTAAAAAAAAATATGCTTTAAATTAAAGTAAGGGGTTTTGGCAAAAAAAATATAAAAAAAAATTGATTTAGTGCTACTTTCTGTTATCATTATAATGATAACGAAAAGTAGCAATTCAAAAGATGGATTTTATGAATGCAAATTTTGTGACTATATTACGTGTAAAAAATATAATTATGTCAAACATTTAACCACACTTAAACACAAAAAACAAGAAAATGATAACAAAAGTAGCAAAAATTTTTCATGTGAAATTTGTGGAAAAAAATATAAGTTTAGTAGTGGATTATCTAGACACAAATTAAAGTGTGGTATAAGTGTTTGTTCTAATAATGACATTGATAAAAAGTTTAATATGTTGATGAATCAAAATCAAGAATTAAGAGAACAATTAATCCAGATATCAAACCAACCAAATAATTCAACAATTATTAATAACAAAATGACAATTAATTTATTTTTAAATCAAGTTTGTGGATCTGCTGTTAATTTATCGGATTTTATAAATAAATTAAATATATCTCATGGTGATTTAAATTATACTCTTGATAATGGTTATGTTAAGGGTATTAATAATATATTTATTAAAAATTTAGAAACACTTAAACCGTCAGAACGACCAATATATTGTACAGATAAAAAAAGACTTAGATTTTATATTAAAGAAGATGACGAATGGTTAAGAGACAATCAAAATATTGAAAAATCAATAGATAAAATAACCGTAAAACAAATCCAAAAAATAAAAGAATGGGAAAATGAAAATCCAAATTGGAAGAACTGTGATAAATTAACTGAAAAATACCTCAAAATGGTTCAGGAAGTTATTATTAATAGTTCCGATAAAGAAAAAAATATAGAAAGTATTATTAAAAGTTTATCAAATAATACAGAAATAAAAGATATTATGCTATAAAAAAAATATATTAGATATATATAATGGATAAAAATAAAAATGATATGGAACATATGTATAAATATATTTTTGGAATATTGGGTGTAACTTCAACTTCACTCGTCGTGTATAATATGTTA